TCATGGTGCGGCCTGGGATGTTCCTGCTGGCTGAAACCCGCGAGATCTTCAACCTGCCCGATCACGTCGGTGCACAGTTTGTGCTGAAGTCCAGCCGTGCCCGTGAAGGCTGGGATCACGCGGAAGCTGGCTGGTGCGACCCCGGCTGGTATGGCAGCAGGCTCACGATGGAGCTACGCAATCAGCGCCGCTGGCATGACCTGGCGCTATGGCCTGGGATGAAGATCGGGCAGATGAAGTTTCTGCTGGTAAGCGGCTCGGTGGAGCGCAGCTATGCGGAAACCGGCCGCTACAACGCAGACCTAGGCGTCACGGGCTCCAAGGGGTAGCAAGCGGCGCCATGCGCAGCCGGTGGATGACGCCCGGTGCCTCTGCTGGATCATCCATCGGGATCATGGTGTAGTCGTCGCAGCCGTGCGATTCAGCGAAGTGGCTGGCCGCCTGATGGGTCGGGAATGGCCCGATGTGCCACGGGCCGATACGGAGGATGTAGGTCATGGGTGGGGAAGGTAGGGCCGCCGGAGCGGCCCGGTGAGTATCAGCGACCAAGGCAGCGACTGGCGGGCTGCTCAGAGACCCAACCGCCTTCTTCTCCGGGGTTGGGCAGCGCTGCAGTCGGAAGCTGGCGAACAAACACCATGCCAGCCTGAGGCTTGCGGTGACCCTCGATCACCTGCGCCCACATCACCGCACCAGGGAACCAGTCGGCCATGTGTGGCATGTCCACCCAGACCTTTTGGCCGATGTGGAGAGCCTCGCCGGCTTGATCAAGAATTTGAAGCATGGCGTCCTCCGCCTGAACTGCAAGAACTATACACCATCGGCGGTGCACAGTGTGAGCAGTAAACCTGAAACCGTGCGCCCCGCTACCGTATGGCCAGCGGAGCCCCGTCATGGCCGGTTATTTCCTCGAGGTGTCCGCAAAGCTCTTCATACGCTCCGACAGCCCAGCAGACGACATCCCCGGCGACATCTACAGCCAGATCGCCGAGCACATCCGATCCGATGAGGACATTATCGATATTGAGGTGAACTGCGTGCCGGTGCCAGAGGATCTCAGTGGATCGCCATCGCATTGACGAAACCCGGCTGGTCACACGGCGATCAGCTCGCGATCAGATCCTGCTGGCATGGAACTACCAGTGCGCCTACTGCGGTGAGGATCTCGGCCGCAGCCCAACCATTGATCACGTCATCCCAAAGGCGCACGGCGGCACCACAGTGCCCAGCAACTTGGTGGCCTGCTGCATGGGCTGCAACTGCTCGAAAGGTCACAAGCCCTGGGTTGACTGGTATCGCGCTCAGCCGTTCTGGTCTGCACTCGGTGAGTGGGCGATCGCGCACTGGCTGCAAACTGAGCTATAAAAGCACCGAGACTTTTCAAATTGTCTCAGCGTCCGCAGCGGCCGGCTGCGGCGAGGCTGACACCGCGTGAGGACCAGCCACCGGCCACCCCATTAACTCAGGCTGTGCCCTAGCAGCTGATCCAGGTACATCTCGGCCTGCCATAGATCAGAGCTATAGCGGCAGGTGCCACCAAAGCAGCTGCGGTAGTACACCTCACCACGTACCGGCATCAACGTCTCGATCGAGCCACCGTCGCGATCATTCCTGCTGAGGACTTCCGGGCCGTGCATACATCTCACACCTGACCGCGTAACGGCCGCCGCTTCGCTTTGATTCTGGCAACTCCAGACCGCAGCGCTGCTGGCGCATCGTCCAGTAGTGGCAATCCCAGCACATCAACGGGCCATCCTCAGGCCGCAACTTCTTGCGTGCCGTTTGAAAGATCAGCTGCGCCTTCAGCAACGCTGCCTGCAGATGCGGCGTGCCGGTATCCATCTCAATCTGCAGCTCAGGCTTCGGCCCCAGGACTACCCTCGCGTGCCAGTTTCGATCAGCTCGGTCGCACACCAGCAGCAAACGTCCAGCGTGCAGGCTGATCATTCCTCTTCCCCGTAACTGGGCTGGTGATACAGCCGCTCAAACTGCATCGATAACGGTTCATCATCGCGCTGCAGCCAGCACGCGCGAAGCATCGCCACTGAATCGGTTTCATCCACGGCTGTGAACACGTGCGGCCATCGCCGCTCCTTCACCACCAGCAAGCTCACACGCGGGCTGCGCAGCAGCAGGTACATCGCCCACCGCTCAAGCAAATTCAGGCCAGGTAGGTTCAAGCTCATGGTTCAAGTTTGCCAATCAATCGCTCGAGATACCATCGCGCCTTCTGCGCATCCTGTAGCGCGTCACCCTTGCACCACATCCGCAACAGGTACTTCAGCACCTGGCCCTGCAGGTAAGCAGGCACCATATGCGGCGCATCCGCTACAGCTGCCTCGATCACATCGATTGCCTCGACCTTCCCGCGGCGGTAATGGTCTGGGTTGATTGGATCAGTCACTGAACCCAGCCCCACTGCTCACGTTTGCAGATGCGCCACACCTGCTTCGAGCTGATCCCATACCGTTGAGCAAGCTGCCCATAAGTGAGGCCCTGCTCGCGTTCACGCCGCATCTCGCGCACATTGTCGGCTGTCAGCACATTGGCCGGATTGTGTTCGCCACGCTTGAAACCACCAGCAGCGGGCCTGGCCAATGCCCTACGAGCAAACGACAGAAACGGATCGTTTGCTGGCAGGTATTCAGCCAGCCGCTCGGTGAGCTCAGTCGCTAAAGCGTGATGGTTCATCGCCACTGATCTCCCAGCAGCTGCTGCCGGCAAACCTCAATCGCCTGCTGCGCTTGCTTCTGGCTCATCACTGACTCTGTGGCATCCATGGCACGCACCACACGGGCCAGCAGCTCTGGGTATGGGGTATCGCGGAAGTTAGCCGCCAGATCAAGGGCAAACTCTTGCCACAGGCCGGTGTAGGTGCAGCAGGTGCGGCCGCTGCGTTCATAAAGCGCTTCGAGCATGTCGGAGCGCTGCTGGTCAAGCTGGTAGGGCTTCATTCTTCAAGCTGTTGACGGATCAAAAGCAACTCAGCGCAGAGCTGCTGTGTGCGCGGCAAGCCAGCCAGCTGATCGATGCGGATGTCGATCAGATGCTGCAGTCGTTCGCGCTCATCTTGGCGCCCCTGACGATACGCGCCAGAATCGGCCAGCAGCTGCTCAAGGCGGTGACGGATTTCGCTCACAGCACCTCTACAGCAACAGCAAGCGGCCAGCGGTTGCGAGCGTATTTCTGCGCAGCACGCTTTGATTCCGCTCGCGTGAACCACTTAATCGGTGTGGTTTGAGGGAAGCGCACCAGAACGGTGAATTCCTTCACACGGGCACCATGACGAGGGCGGCTCACACCATCCCCATAAGTTCCCTGTTCCTCTGGCGCCATACGCCACAGAAGGCGCTGAACCTCAGCCATTGGCCGGCTCCTGTTCGATGTTGATCCATTCGATCTGTGACCACCATTCGAGCCAAGTATCAGCAGCGATCAGCTTGGCTTCGGTCAGGCTTGAAGCTGTGATCGATTCGAGCACGTTGGCGGCCTTGATCTGAAAGTAGAAACGGCGTTCAGTCACTTGAGCACCACCTGCTGCGTGCCGGAGTGCGTGGCGCTGGTGTGGTTGCCGGCTTCGAGGCCGATCATCGCGAACACGGCCGCGACGATCAGAAAACAGATGGCGTTGTTGATGCGGTTCATGATGCGATCATCCTTGCGATGCGGTCGTTGAGGCGATGCAGCCATGCGCCGAACATCAGTCCGGCGACGTATACGGCCACTAGGGATTCGGCGAGCTGAGCAGTCCATAGGTAGAGAATTGGCCCCCAGTCGCTTTTGAGTGCCTGGTTCATGGTGTTGTGGAATAAATGTGCCGGGCCAACCGGCAGAGCGGGCTTATTCAGGCCCTGTTGCGCTCGGGTTTTACGGCCTCGTGTGCGCTGTTCGGCCGGCGGTTGAGTTTTGCGAGTGGGCCGCTCCCCTCGTGCAGACACAATACACCGTCGACGGTGCACGTCAAGCATCAACCGCGTTACTGCCGACCGCTAGCTCGACTGGCACACGCAGCATGGGTAAGCTCTTGCCGCTAACTGGTGCACGTTCCCAGCCCACCACCGCAACACTGACCGGCAACTCGGCGGTGTACCAGACAGAGCGGCAGCTGGTGCAACGGCGCTGCCTGATCACGCGATCTGCGCCGCGGCTGTTGGTCGCTATCGCACGGATCTCTTCACATCCGCAACGGGGGCAGTTCACGGTTGGGCTAACCTGCTTTTGTACACCTCCACTATGGCACCATGAACTTCGGCGAGTGGATGGCCGTTCAGCTCACAGCTGAGCAGCAGTTCGAAATTGAAAAACAGGCCCGCACCTTGCTATCAAGCGAAGACGCAGGCCCAATGGCCGCAGCACTCCTAAAGCAAGCCTGCTACCAACAGCAGCTACTTCAGCAGGCCGTTAACGAGATCGCTCGCCTCGAGTGCGAGCTGATGGGGCGCTAGAAGAGGTCAGCGTCCACCACTTCCGTCACCACCCCGCCAGTGGCCTTAGCCAGGCTTTCAGCTGATCCCTTGGCCTCGATCGCTTGCTGGGTCTTCCAATCCGGTTTGGCCACCACGCTGAGGTATTTGATCCCGCTGTTGGCGGTCTTGGCCCAGCCGCTCAGGCGCACCGGGATTTCGTTCCGATCACCTTGCGGGTCGGCATTCATCAGATACTGCGCCAGCGCATAAGCCTGATCAGCTGGCACATTAAGCACCCCGTCAAATTCGGGATAATTCTTGCCTGCCTGGAACTTGTCGCCCATCCGCTTTTGCCAGTCAGCTTCGGATTGCTTGAACAGTGCGCCGTTAACAGAGAAGCTCATGGTCACTCGTGGGTAATGGTGTTGGCCTTTTCGTATTGCTCCACCTCGGCCAGGGGGTAGAGCACGAACCCTGGGGTTCTGAAGTAACTCGGGCCCTTGCCCGCAAGGCGCCAGCGTTGCAACGTGGTTGGGTGCACACCCCACCGCTGCGCTAACTGCGTGGCCGTTAAGTAATCAGAAGAGCTCATCTTGATCGGTTGCAGCGACTGGCGTTTGCTCCTGCAGCTTTGCATTCAAATCAGCGACGCTGGTGGCAGGTGCCTCGGTGACCGTCACCTGTTCAACATCGACCACCTCCTCTTGGCTCTGAATGCCAAGCAGCAGATCACTTGCAAACAACCTTCCCCAGAAGGCCGCGGCCCGGTAGCGGATCATCAAATCGGGCATCGTTGCCCACTTGCTGCCGCTCTTGGTGGCCCAGCCTTCACGCTTGGCCATCGCCATCGTGATCGTTGGGCCCTTCAGCTCCTGCTGGCTGGCCAGATCAGTCGCCACCGCATAGCAAGCGAGAGCGTCACCGCTGCCGCTCAGCTCAAACCGCAATGGGCTGAAACGCCCTGAGCCATTGATCATCGCGATGATGAAGCTGCTGCTCCAGCTGGGGCGGCCGTGAATCACGTGCAGATGCTGCATCGCCAAGAATGGGCTGATGTTCATCCGGTTTGCGATCTCAAGCGCCACCAAGCAATTTGCAAACCCCGCTTGCCCCTGGAACTGAGGAGGAATCAGCGTGCTGCTGGCAAGCGCTTTGGCGATCCGCTGCGCATCCTCAAACGCTTGAATGCCTGAAAACACCGAGCCAGCTGGCTGTGTGGTGACTAGGGCTGTGGTTGGGTCGCTCATCAATAGGTCTCGATTTCGGTGGGCTGTTGCTGCTGGCCGCTGGCGCCTGTCATCCAACCCGGCAGGCCAATCGGCTCGATCTGATCGCTGTAACTCGGCCAGCTATCAGCGGCCTTGCAAACCGCCAGCTTGCCAAGGTCTTCCATAGCCCGCTGGTAGCCGCGCTCGATCATTTCCGCGTCGGCGGCGTACGCCGCACAGGCGTACGGTGCAGTTGATTCAACGCAGATAAAGATGAACTGATCGGGCCGCTTACCAGTGGCCTGCTCTACACCGTGCAGATACCAGCCGGCCTGCACGTGGTAGCGATAATCCGCAATGCTGCGGCGAAAACCACGCGGGCTGGCGTCTCTGGTGGTCTTGAGATCCACCATGATGCTGCCATCGTCGGTCAAGTAATCCGGCCGGCACTTGCACTCCACCCCATAGGTGGCATCTGTCCACATGTGCGTGGTTTCAGCTTTGCCGGGCAGACCCAGCAGCATCGCAGCACCGGGATGCCGCATGACGCTGCGGCCCATAGCCATCACCACCTCGGCATCGTCAGAGGTGATCACCGTTTTGCCTGCAGCATCTGCCTCGAATGATGCAAACGCCTCTTTGCCGGCCTTGGTGCGGCGATCGCACTGTGGTGCCACAGCGATCTCTTCATCCCATCTGCTGAGTTCTAAAACATGGGTGTGCAACGCAGTGCCCAGTCGCATCTGTGGTGAAGGCTCTGGCGCCACACGATTGGGATCGAGATAGCGAGACCAGTAGTGAAGCGGTGATCTCGCGATGAGATCCAGATGAGACTTTGAGACTGCTGCGTGCGCGTGATACGCGGCGTTGTCCATGGGTGGTTGCAACTGCAGCTATTGTGAGCCTATGCGGCCATTCCGTCAAGATGCAACTTAGGCAGTATCAGCAGCAGGCGATCGACGACACACGCGCTGCAATACGCAACGGCGCACGTGCTCCGCTTCTGGTGCTGCCAACTGGCGGCGGCAAGACCGTGATCTTCGCCACCATCGCCGCTACAGCAGCAGCCAAAGGCAACCGCGTGTTGATCCTGGTGCACCGCCGTGAGCTGATCCACCAGGCCAGCAGCAAGCTCGCGTGGGTTGGCCTCGAGCACGGCATCATCGCAGCCGGCTTGCCCACAACAGATGCACTAGTGCAGATCGCATCCGTGCAAACGCTCGCACGCAGGCTGGCGCATATGACCTGGCAGCCCAGCCTGATCATCATCGATGAAGCGCATCACGCCACAGCAGGGCAGTGGGAGCGAATCCTCAACCACTGGCCCGATGCCTATCGCCTTGGTGTAACCGCCACACCATGCCGCCTAGATGGCCGCGGCCTTGGGGCTGCGTTTGACCGATTGGTACTAGGGCCCAGTGTGTCTGACCTAATTGAGAAAGAATACCTTTCTAAATATAGAGTTTTCTGTCCGCCAATGATTGCCGATCTTTCGCAAGTAAAGGCCAGGGCAGGAGACTACAAGATAGAAGAGGCAGAGAAACAAATGGTTCGCGCGGAAGTGACAGGAGACGCAGTGCAACATTATAAAAAATACGCGAACGGACAGAAAGCAATCGCATTTGCGCTAACGGTTGCCCATGCAGAACTGGTTTCAGAGGCGTTCAACGAATCTGGCATAGCGGCAGAGGTGATCAAAGGTGAAATGAGCACGGCAGAAAGAGAATCACTGGTTGAGCGATTCAAGTTAGGCACAGTTCAAGTCTTAGTTAGCGTCAATGTGGTAAGCGAAGGGTTTGATTGCCCGGATGCAAGCTGTGCAATTATCTTGAGGCCTACGAAATCGGAATCGCTCTATCTGCAGCAAGTCGGTAGGGTATTGAGACCTGCAGAAGGCAAGCGTCATGCGGTCATTCTTGATCATGTTGCAAATGTGCCAAGGCATGGCCTGCCTTGCGACCATAGGCAATGGTCATTAGAAGACAAACCAGCTGGAGGGATAGTAGCAGTTAAGCAATGCCCTGAATGTTTTGCTGTTTTTCATCCGCAGCCAACATGCCCAGTTTGCGGAGCAGATTTATCTTCAGGAGATCCAAAAGACCGAAATGATAAGACCTACAGCGATGAGGAGCTTATTGAGGTTCAGATACCCGAGCGTAATCCGCAAGGCTTGCCGGTTATCGTAGATTTTGGTGATCACGCACCAAATGCAAGGGGTTATTTTATAGATAAAGTAGACTCCAGCGGCCACTACTGGATTCGCAAAGGAGGCGGTCATCCATTCCTTATCAACAAAAGCAAAGTAACAATCGACAGCGAAGCAGAGCAGAAGATAAAGGCAACCTCCCAAGGCAAGGCCAGAACACTTGAGCAGTTGGTCGAACTAGGGAAGATCCGCGGGATGAAAAATCCTGCAGGATGGGCAAGGCACGTCTACCTAGCAAGGCAGCGCAAATAGCAATGGCCAACGCTGAAACCACCCTGCAGCAGCAGATCCGCCTCGCGCATGGCACACGCTCTGATCTGCGCTTGTTCCGCAATCAAGTGGGCCAGCTGCCAGATCCACGTACCGGCAGGCCTGTGCAATTTGGCCTCGCACGTGGCTCAGCTGATCTGATCGGCTGGCGCACCATCACCATCACACCCGACATGGTGGGCCAACAGCTAGCCGTGTTCACCTCTATAGAAGTGAAGACGCCAACAGGCCGCATACGCCCTGAACAGCAGGCGTGGCTAACCGCTGTACAGACCGCTGGTGGCATCGCAGGCATCGCTCGCTCAGTTCAAGACTCAGATGAAATCCTGAGATAAGCTCCCAACCTCCCAACCATGCGGCAGACTTCGACGGCTGTTCACGAGAGCCGTAGTGCCCGCCATCATCGATCAACTTCAAGGCATCCCCGATTCATGGGCCCTGGTGGCTGTCGGCAATGACAAACGCCCCTACCAGCCCGAATGGCAAAAACATCCACTGACTAAGCGCAGTGTTGAAACCGAATTGACTGCAGGCCGTGCTGTAGCAGTTGGCGTCTTGGCCGGCCCAGCATCAGGTGGTCTGCTTTTCGTTGATCACGATGGCCTCGGTGCCTCAGAGGTGCTCGAAAGCATTGGTGCACCACTGCGCGACCTACCGAAATCATGGGCCGTCACCTCAGGCCGTGATGGCCGCCTTCAAATCATCTACCGCGTTCCTGAACCCTTCTGGGATCAAATCAAGACCACCAAGCTACGCAGCAGCATCAAAGGCGAACAGCTTGAGCTGCGCTGGACTGGCTGCCAATCAGTCGTTATCGGAAAACACCCGATGACTGGCTCCTACCGCTGGCTGGCAGGCCGTGCCCCAACAGATCTACCAATCGCTGATGCGCCTTCAGTGCTGTTGCAGCAGATGCAACGACCACTTGAAACGCCCCCACTTCTGGCAAAGCCTGATCCTGTCCTGGACAGCGACAGAGCACGCCAATACCTAGCAAACATCCCTACCTCACTTGCTGATGATTACGACGAATGGGTGAAGGTCGGCATGGCCTTACATTCCGTTGCTGATGATTCCCTACTGGCTGACTGGTCTCAATGGTCAGCAGCATCTGGAAAATTCAAAGCAGGCGAATGTGAAGCAAAATGGGCCACCTTTAACTCAGATACAGGCGGCGTTGGTCTTGGCACCCTCTATCACCTTGCTGGCGGCGTTTCACCACGCCAGCAGGCAATCAAAGCAATCGAATCTGTCCTAGGCCCAGACAACCCAAAGGTCAAGCAAATTGCACCAGGATCAAAGGCGATAAAGCTTGAGATTGATGAGCTCATTCAGTTAGTAAAACAGCAGATGAGTTCAAGGCTTCGCTTCAACATCTATACGCAAAACGTTGAGCTAGACGAAAAGCCAATCGAGTCGATCGAGCACCGTTACCTCGAATTTGCCCAGATCGGTGTCAAGGTCTCAAAGGAGCTTGCGTCTGATGCCATCGTCTACGTCGCGCGTAAAAATCCTTACGACCCAGTTCGTGAATACCTCGATCACGTCGCCCATGAAGTGCAGCCCATAGCCATCAACGCTCTCAGCACCACCTTCCTGCGTCCACAGGACCAGCCCGGCACCCTCTACGACGCAATGCTGCGCTGCACTCTTATCGCCGCCGTAAGGCGCGTCTATGAGCCCGGAGCAAAGCACGATTCAGCTTGCGTTCTCATGGGCCCACAAGGCTGCGGTAAATCAACCTTCTGGCGCAACCTCGGCGGCCCCTTTTTCTCCGATGCCCTACGGGACATCAACAGCAAAGACGACCTGATGGTTCTTCATCGCAGCTGGCTTATGGAATGGGCCGAGCTCGATCACCTCACCAATCGGCGCCATGCAGGCCAAGTGAAGGCCTTCCTCTCACAGCAGACCGATACCTTCCGCGTGCCCTACGGCAAAAGCACAGAGGATTTCCCACGGCGTTGCATCATCGTCGGTTCCACCAATCGCGACAGCGGTTTCTTGGTTGATGACACCGGCAACCGCCGCTTCTGGGTAGTGCCCGTCACCGCAGCACCGCACATCCCGGTTGATGAGCTGCTTCTGCAGCGTGACGCCATCTGGAGCGCAGCAGTCGCGGCATACAAGGCCGGTGAGCCCAATCACCTACCGCGTGACATGGAGCGCCAGGTGGAGACGGAGAACGAGACCTACCTGGTCACCAATCCATGGCAGCAAGCAATCGAGTCCTATCTCATGCGTCGCACATCAGTCTCACCTCTGACATCAGAGGAGCTTTTGACCCATGCGATCGAGAAGCCACTGGAGCGCCAAACCCGCTCAGATCAGATGCAAGTCGCATCCATTCTCACGAGTCTCGGATGGGACAAGTTTCGAGACTGCTCAAGCGGTAAAAGGCGCTGGGCCTATCGACTCCCAACCTCGCCCAATGTGGTTGGGAGCTGAAATCCCTGACCCCACCTGCCTTCTCCTATCCTCCTATCCTCCTAACCTAGTATTTATATTTATATAAAGGGGGAGGAGAGGGGGTAAAGGGCTAAGTCTTGGGGGGGGGTCAGGTTGGGCATAGGTTGGGCACGGGCAAATCCCAGTCACTCACTCAATCCCTTCCGCCCAACCTCTGAAATCGGCAGCCGCCTACCCTTGGCGCATGGCTTCCATCACCCTCGACATCCGTTCAGAGCTACCCAAAGCGGTGCGCTGGACGGATGCCATGACCAAGCAACTTCCCTTCTCGATCAGCCAGGCACTCAACGCCACTGGCTTCGATGCACGTACTGCGCTCAATGGCGCAACACGCCAATACTTCGATCGGCCTACCAAGTTCGTGCAGCGTTCCTTCCTGGTACGCAAGAGCACCAAGCGCAACCTGATCGTTGACGTCTATCCCGATCGGAAGCGCCTGCCCTACATCGGCCGCAACATCACAGGCGGCACACGTGGCCAGAAGCCATTCGAGCTGCGTCTGCAATCCCTCACCACTGGCACCCTGCCTCAAGGCAATGCCCTGGTGCCCGCTGCACAGCGCACCAACGCCTACGGCAACGTCTCGCTTGCTGCGATCCGCAAGATCAGCCAGCAGGTGGCCACCAATGGGCC